GTATATTTTTTCCATTCACAGAGAGTGATACTGAATTTGTTAAACAAACAACAACAACTAATGATGAAATACGTTCATCATTGACGCATTTATTATTAACTAATAAAGGTGAAAGATATTATAAACCGGATTTTGGAACAAATCTTAGGAACTTTATCTTTAATCCGAATGATAATACCACCTATGATGCAATGAAAGAAGAAGTAAAAACTGCGGTTACAAAATACTTCCCACAATTACAAATAACTGATATAATAATAAACATAGACCCAAATAACGAAAGAAAAGCCAATCTTCAAATTAAATACATAAACAATGGCTCAATATTTGGAAAGCAAGATACAATTAATATTACAATATAATGGCAGAAAGAAAAATATCATACGCAGAACGTGAATTCACAGGTTTAAGAAATGAACTTATTGGTTATGTTCAAACTTATTACCCTGATTTAATTACCAACTTTGGTGATGCTGGTTTATTCTCAGTATTAGTAGATATCAACGCAGCTGTTGCTGATAACTTAAACTTCCACATTGATAGAAGTATCCAAGAAACTTATCTTCAATTTGCACAACAAACTAATTCAATCTATAATATCGCTAGAACCTATGGTTTAAAAATACCAGGAAATAGACCTTCAGTCGCTGTATGTCAATTCAGTATAAATGTTCCTGTTGATGGGGATAAAGAAGATGTAAATTATTTAGGTATCCTTAAAGCAGGAACTAAAATTAGTGGTGGTGGTCAGGTATTCGAAACCTTAACTGATATTGATTTTTCTTCAACGATTAACTCAAATGGTTATCAAAATAGATTAAAATTACCAATATTTGATGCAAACAATAAAGTTGTTTCATATCAAATAATTAAAACAGAAGTTGTTGTAAATGGTGAAACCAGAACACTTAGACAAATCGTAAATACAAATAATGTTAAACCATTCTATCAAATTATTCTACCTGAAAGAAATGTTCTTTCTATTAGTTCAATAGTAGTTCAAGATGGAACAGCAATTACCACAATCCCTGAAGATTCAGTATTTTTTGACAATAATCAAAGATGGTTTGAAGTAGATGCTTTAGCTCAACAAAGCGTTTATATTGAAGATCCTAACCTACCTGTTGTAGATGGAATCAGACAAGGTAAATGGACTAAAACAAATAAAAAGTTTATTACGGAATATACACCAGAAAACTTTATGGTTGTTACTTTTGGTGGTTCTGAAACCGATAACGATGCAATCACACAATTCACATTAAACGAATTTAATATTGATTATAACGAGATTACTAATAACCCTGTTTTAGGTTTAGCACCAAAAGCAAATACAACAATATTTGTTAAATATAGAGTTGGTGGGGGACAACAATCAATTCTTAACCCTAACACACTTACAAGGATTACATCATCTAATTTTGTTGTTAATGGTCCTAATTCAACTATCAATACAGCAGTTTCTAATTCATTGAGAGCGACGAATGTTACTTCTTCATTAGGTGGAGCAAATCAACCTACAATAGAAGAAGCAAGGAATTATATTGGATTTAATTTCGCAGCACAAGAAAGGTGTGTTACCCTTGAAGATTACGAATCACAAATATTTAAGATGCCAGGTAAGTTTGGAGCGCCTTCTAAGGTTAGTGTTACTAAATCAGGTAATAAGATAAATGTAAATATCCTAACTACTGACGTAAATGGTAATTTAACAAGTGATATTAACTCTAATATAGCGAATAACATAGCGACTTACTTATCACAATATAGAATGATAAATGATTATGTAGTTGTTCAACCAGCTCAGGTAGTTAATCTTGGTTTCGTATTAGATGTTCAATACAATAAACAATACTCACCAACCGATTTATCGTCAGCGATTGTAACAAATATCGCTAATATTTTTGATAAATCTAAACTCGCTTTAGGTGATGATGTTTTTTTAGGGACAGTTAAAAACGCTATTATGAATACACCAGGTGTGTTAAACTTAACATCACTTAAAGTATATAATAAAGTAGGTGGTATTTATTCACAAAACACATCGGTTCAAACTGTGGCTTCTGATGGCGAAATACAAATAACAGAAGAGGTAATACTTGCAGATGATAATCAAATCTTACAAATATTAAACCCTTCTATTGATATTGTAGTTAGATTGAAATAATTAATACATCGTTAATGTAACATCATCAATTTCCTGTTCAGTCACTTTAGATAATAATCTTAGAGCATCTCTTTGTGATTCTTTAGAAATCCTATAACCTTTTTTGGTGTATTTAATAATTCTATCGAGTAAGGATGCTGGACACTTAACTTCTTTATTTACAATTAACATTTTAAATTTAATACCGTTAAAAAATCTATTATCGTATACTAATTTTCTATCCTTTAAATCCACACCACACATTACACAAGTAAAATCAAATTGATTAATTATTGTTTTAACATCACCAAAAGTATATTTAGATGGATCGATGAACTGAAACTTTTTATTATCGTTATTAGTAAATGTAATAGCGTTGGTGGTGCTGTATTTACGAATATTGATAGGTTGAAAAAAATCTTCAGTTATATTAATATTTCTTTTTTTACATAAATCACTCATATCATTAATAGCGGATTTATAATCACTCTCATTTGAAAACCATATATCGAAATCATTTATTTTATTATTCGACACGATAGATGTTAAAGAACCTCCAGCAATTATCGCATTATTTTTTATTAATATATTCGATATCGTTATATCACCTATTTGGTACTCCAAGTTAGAAATGATTTCCAAGTTGGAGTGATTTTGGAATATTTCACTATCTAAATTAATTAAATCGAATATATTTGATTGGTAACTACAATCAGACCTATCCCAAACAATTAAATCCCTATCGTTCGTTAGTTGAACTACAAACTTATTAAATTGACTTGTATATGGTAATTTCTTAGAAAATACTAAGAAAAAAACATTACCTTTTTTAAGGTAGTTGTTCCAAATATTAATATCATCAGAAGCGATACACCATTTACTTCCCTTACCATATAATCTCATAGCATCCAAATTATGAATCCTTTTCACTAAGAAATCTTCGTTTTCATAAATTGTCGTAGAACCATTATTCTTAATAAAATCCTCCCTCTCGGTTTCAGATTCTAAACTATCCACATATGATATAAAATCATCTATGGATTTAAAGTTAAAAATATCACGATACTCGATTGGTATTTTATCATTTAATCTTTTATGTTTATTACACATAAAAACAAATGAAGGGTGTAAATCACCACCGTTGTAAAGGTTTTTTAACCATTTTTTGTATTTTGAGTCAATTTCTAAAGAAAGTATATCCATTTTTATTTTTGATTATTAAAGTATAAAGTATCGTTAATACTATATTCAGTCGCACTGAATACCGTGTAATTAAGTGTGTCATTGCAAGCAGTATATCTATAATAACTACCACAATTTTCTTTGCTCTGTATGACAAAGAATAATATTGAACCAAATAATATTGTTTTCATAGTTTAATGATAAGAAAACAATATAAAAAAAACAAATCTATTTTTAATAAACCTGAAAATCAATATTTTAAAAATAAATTTGGTAGTTCCAAATAAAGGTATTATATTTGTGTATGATTAACCAATTAGAAAACAACGACATAAAAACCTTCATTTTCGCAGGAAAAGCTATTTTCACGATAACTAATACCAACACAGGTAATCGTTTTACTTATAGAGTTCGTAAAGCCAAGGATAATGATATTTATTTCGTATCAGTTTTAACTGGTTCCGACAACACAAGTAGTTATTCATTTATTGGGTATATCAAAAAAGGTTTTTTTAATTCAAGTAAAAAATCAAGAATTAGTAGTGAAGCAACATCATTCAAAGTTTTTAATTGGTTTATTAATAATATTAATAAAATACCTTCAATTGTTCAAGTTCTACATGAAGGAAGTTGTGGTAGATGTGGTAGAAAACTCACAACACCTGAATCAATTGAAAGAGGTATTGGTCCAGAATGTATTAGGTTAATGAAATAAAAAAGGTGGGTTTCCCCACCTTTTTTTTATCCTTTCATTATTTCTAACATTTCAGGAGATATCTCACAAGCTCCACCTGAACAGGCTTGAGCTCCCATAGTATCCATATTAACATATTCAGGTTGTTTAATCGCCTCATTAAAATCAAAATCCCTTTGTTTTAATTCACGATTAATTCTAACCCATTTATGATATAGATGTAAATCTTTAATACATAATACCATTTCTTTAATGTCACCCTTGAAGAATCTCTTAGCGAATTGTTTGGCTCTTCTAATCCAATCTTTCTTAATTAAAGCTTCAACCCTAGTTCCTTGTAATTTCAAGTCCCTTTTGTTTACATAATCACAAGCCTCCCATAAGTTACCATCAAAAGCGTGTAATCCATCAACAATTAAACCTGAAGCGAAGAAAGCTGCGTCATCATACTTATCATATAAATCTTCACCTGATAATACCGATGTAAATGGTGCTTGGTTGAAATCTTTATCACCTGTTAAAGGTAAGAATGATACAGCCGCGAAATCAAATCTATTGTTAAATAAATAATCCTCTACCACATCATAATCCGAATAATCTAATTCAACTGTATTAGAAACTGAATGTCTTAAATATGGTTGAACATTTCTTTCGTGATTTGTTCCATACTCAACCCAATTGTTTTGGATTGTTCTAACCACTTCTAATTGATTCATACCAACCAAATCTTTCTTGAACTTAGCGTTCTTATTAGCGATTACTGGAATGTATGCTACATAATCCGTTTTATTAGCACTCCATACAGATTCTTCAATCAAATACGAATGTTCTTCATTTAAGTATTTACCGATACCTGATTGTTTATTGATTTGCATTACCCTAAAGTATCTTGGTGCGTGATCTCCGTGACAACCTGAAGGTGATTTTAATAATACCGAAGCATTTCCTGATGGTTTAACACAAGTCGTTCTTGACGCTGGATTGATACCGATAATTTCAGCTAACTCTTGGTTTATCTTTTTAA